TGGCATACGGCAGGCTGAGCTTGTAACAGTGACGGCAGGCAGTGGACTAGGTAAGAGTCAGTTCATTAGGGAGGTTGTGTGGCACGTCTTAAACAACACAGATAGTAACGTAGGGCTGTTATTCTTGGAGGAGTCTGTAAGGAAGACAGCACTATCGTTGATGTCTCTACATGCCAATAAGCCTCTACACTTACCTACTACTGAATCGACAGAGGAGGAGCGGAAGGCAGCATTTGACGCTGTGATGGGTAAGGACAGGCTGTTCCTATTAGATCACTTTGGTAGCACAGACGTGGACAACATAGTTAGCCGCGTCAGGTATATGGCTAAGGCGATGGACTGTAAGTACATCTTCCTAGACCACATCTCTATCATAGTGTCGGCACAGGCTCAGCTTGACGAGCGTAAAGCCATAGACGAGATAATGACTAAACTCAGGATGCTAGTACAAGAGACTGGTGTTTGCTTGTTTGTAGTTAGTCACTTGAAACGTCCAGACAAGAAGGGACACGAGGAAGGTGCTGCAACGTCACTATCACAGCTTCGCGGCAGTGCTTCTATAGCACAGCTTAGCGATATTGTATTAGGCTTAGAGAGAGACGGACAAGCAGCTGACGCAATAGAGCGTAACACTACCAACGTCCGAGTGCTGAAGAATCGCTTTAGTGGGGAAACTGGTTGGTGTACCTCCTTGTATTTTGACAAGGGAACTGGTAGAATGTCAGAGATGACCAATGGAGAAGATAAGCTATGAGATGCTACGCTTGCAACGAGTTAATGACTGACAGAGAGACGGCTAAGCGCGACCCATTAAACCCAGATAGCTTTCTAGGTCTGTGTGGTGTGTGTGCTAGAGAGAGTCATGCAGCTGTGTCTGAAGTCATAGTAGAAGACTTACTTAATAACATAGGGAGTGAATTCTTTGAAGATTTTGACGATTGACATTGAGACTAACACAGCGTGGGATACTATATGGTGCTGTGGTGTCCACAATGTTGACACAGGAGACGTTCTCGTAGCTTCTACACCAGACGCTCTGAAGAGGTTACTTGTGGGCTGTGATACAGTAGTGACCTACAACGGTATAGCGTTCGACATACCTCTACTGGAGCGTATATGGAACATGTCTTTTGAAGGTATAGAAGTGGTTGACGCTCTTGTCATGTCCCGCCTATATGACCCATCTCTTAGTGGTGGTCACAGCTTGCGTTCTTGGGGCGATAGACTGAACTGGCCTAAAGGTGACTTCACTGACTATGACGGTGGCTTATGTGATGAGATGCTAGACTATTGTGAGCGTGACTGCCGACTAACCACTAAGGTGTGGGAGGAGCTACAGAACAGACTGAAGCTAGAAGGCTTCACTACTGAGTGTGTGGCTTTAGAGCATCGTGTAGCAATAGAGCTTGCTAAGCAGGAGTCTAACGGTTTTAAGCTAGACATACACTTTGCTAACAAACTCTACTCTAAGGTTAATACACGTATGCGTGAGCTTGAGGCTGAGTTGCAGCAGTTGTTCCCTCCTATCATAACTGAGCGATGGAGTGAGAAGACAGGCAAGCGGCTGAAGGATGGCGTAGAAGAGTTTAACGTAGGCAGTAGGCAGCAGATAGTTAAGAGGTTGCAGAGTGTAGGCGTTAAGTTCAAGCAGAAGACAGAAGCAGGTCAGTACAAAGTTGATGAGACTATCTTGGGAGCTATGACGGATAAGACAGCGCAGTCAGTGGCTGAGTTCTTAATACTCCAGAAGAGAGCTTCACAGATCAGCAGTTGGCTAGAAGCAGTAAAGCAAGACGGTAGAGTACACGGTAGAGTTAGTGGGTCAGGGGCTGCTACAGGCAGGATGACGCATAGCTCACCTAACATGGCTCAGATACCATCTGTACGGCATACCTTTGAAGGTATGAGTCACATTGACAAGGTGAAGGCAGAGTATGGAGCTGACTGTCGTGCCTGTTGGATAGTAGAAGAAGGTAATCAACTGGTTGGTATAGACGCTAGTGGTTTAGAGTTGCGTATGCTGGCTCACTACATGAAGGATGACGAGTACGTTCGCACGTTAGTGGAGGGTGACATACACACAGCGAACCAGAAGGCAGCAGGACTTGCTACAAGGGATCAGGCTAAGACGTTTATCTATGCCTTCCTGTACGGTGCAGGCGATGCAAAGATAGGCAGTGTAGCTAACGCAGGTGCTGCTAGAGGTAAGCAGCTGAAGGATGACTTCTTATCTAACGTCCCAGCACTCAAGACGCTGAAGACATTGATAGAAGGCATAGCAGAGAAGGAAGGCTCAATCCCCGGATTAGATGGCAGACGTATACGCATTAGGAAAGCATACTCTGCTCTAAACTTCCTGTTACAGGGTGCTGGTGCTGCTGTTATGAAGCAAGCACTACTCATAGGTGTTGACAGCTTACGGGCTGATAACATCCCGTTCTGGATAGTGGCTAATGTGCATGACGAGGTGCAGGTAGAAACTCCAGCGCATTTTGCCAAGGCAGTAGGCATACACTTTAAACGGGCCATTAAGGAGGCAGGAGAACACTTTGATATGCGGTGTCCCCTAGATGGCGAATATAAATACGGCGATAACTGGAGCGCAACGCACTAACTGCTTGACAAATAAGCAATAAACGTGGTATAATATACTTGTAATAACAAAAGAGGAATACACAATGAAAGACTTATTTGATGATACACCTTTTCACACACTGTCTAGGTCTAACGACCCACAAACATCTAAGGATGCCGCAGCAATAGCACCAACAGGTAAGATGAGAATGTTTGTTTATGATTTAATTAAAGAGGCTGGTATAAAAGGCATTACAACTAAGGAAATGACAAAACGATATAGAGATATATCGCATTCTTCAATTACTTCAAGACCGAACGAACTGGAGAAACTAGGCTTAGTAGTTTATTTAGGAGATAAAAGAGATGGTGCTAGAGTTATAAGAGATAGTTCTTATAAAAATTCAATGATGGAAATAACTTAAACTTAAATAGGAATTAAAATTATGTCAGAAACTAAACCGATAGTATTAAATGCAACAGCATTCTGGGCTAACTTACAGAGCATGAACGAGCTTAGTGGTAAGTATCAAGTTGACTTAGGTCAGCTGTCTGACGCAGCAGTAGAAGCGTTAGAGTCTCAGGGCATTAGTGTACGCAACAAAGAGGACGACAGAGGTAACTTTATCACAGTTAAGTCTCGTAACCCTATCAAGGCTTACGACACTAGTGGCGAAGAGATAGGCGCTCTAGTGGGTAACGGCTCACAGACTAAGGCAGTCATAGGTCATTACGACTGGACATTCCAGAGCAAGAAGGGACGCTCTCCGTCACTGCTCAAGATGGTTGTTAGTGACTTAGTAGTATATAACCCTGAGAGCAGCGTACCAACAGCAGACATGGAGGCCGCTCTGTAATGATGCTGATTGACGGCGATATTATAGCCTATAGGATGGCTTGGGCTTGTGACGAGGAAACCAACGTAGCCTTTGTTAAGAGCAGTACGGACACTTTTGTCAGTAACCTACTCTTAGTATACGATGGTTTGGTAGAGGGTTATCAACTCTACCTCACAGGCACAGGCAATTTTAGGCACGACTACGCTGTCACTGCTCCGTACAAGGGCAATCGCAAGGCACGTCCAGCACCTAGACTTCTACTAACTATTAGGCAGCACCTCATTGAACAGTGGGGGGCTGTCGTAGTAGAAGGTGAGGAGGCCGATGACGCTATTGCAATCGCTGCTACAGCAATGGGTGACTTAGCTATTATGGCTTCTATAGATAAAGACTTCGACCAGATAGGAGGGACGCATTACGACTTCATTAAGAACAGGGAGTATTACATTGATGAAGTTCAAGGGCTGAAGTTCTTTTATAAGCAGATCATCACTGGAGACGCTATTGATAATATCATTGGCGTTGAAGGTGTTGGTCAGCAAGGTGCTTTTGACTTGATTAATGGCTGTAGAAACGAGTCAGACATGTGGGACATTGTACGTGACCAGTTAGGAGACGACAGGGCGTTAGAGAATGCTCGTCTAGCATGGTTAAGGAGGGAAGTAGGCCAGATATGGGAACCACCTACAACGAGAAGCACAGAGGAGGTATGGTATGGGGAAGCAACGAGTACAACGCACTAGGGCAGGGAACACATGGACTGAAGCGCGTTATTGGCAGTTCATACGCTCAGCACTAAGGCAAGCATACTCGCGCTACCCTGCTAAGTTCCAAGCTAAGAAGGCAGTAGAGCGCACAGTAGCAGGTAAGCGACATAAGTATGAGTATCAATGTGCTAAGTGTGACGACTGGTTTCAAGGCAAGGAGATTCAAGTTGACCACATAGAGCCAGCAGGGTCGTTATCAAGCTATGACGACATTGCTGGTTTCTCTAAAAGGTTATTCTGTGAGGCAGACGGTATGCAAGTTATGTGCAAGCCCTGCCACCAATTAAAGACTAACGCTGAACGTGCAGCAAGGAAGAGTAAATGACTAGACACATGATTGTGCCAGATACTCAAGTAAAACCAGACTCATCTGTAAAGCATCTGAAGTGGGCTGGAGAGTATGCTGTTAAACATAAACCAGATGTTATTATTCACATAGGCGATCATTGGGACTTACCGTCACTGTCTAGTTACGATAAAGGTACTATGGCATTTGAGGGTAGGCGTTATCTAGCTGACATAGAGTCAGGCAAGAAGGCAATGAAAGCATTCTTAAAACCTATCAGAGATGAGCAGAAACGTCTCCGTAAGAATAAGAAAACAATCTGGAAACCTCGACTAGTGTTCTGTCTAGGTAATCACGAGAATAGAATCACTAGAGCTGTTAATGCTCAGCCAGAGCTAGAAGGGCTTATGGGATTTGATGACTTCGGACTAGAAGCAATGGGCTGGGAAGTGATTCCATTCCTACAGGTAGAAGTGATAGACGGTGTAGCATATAGCCACTACTTTACCTCTGGAGTTATGGGACGGCCAGTAAGCAGTGCAAGGGCGTTAGTGACTAAGAAGATGATGAGCTGTGTAATGGGGCATGTGCAGGACAGAGACATAGCTTACGCCAGACGAGGAGACGGTAAGGGAGTGACAGGGCTGTTTGCAGGTATCTTCTACATAGAAGATCAGGACTACCTCACTCCACAGACTAACGAGTCTTGGCGTGGTATATGGATGCTGCACGAGGTTGCCGATGGTGGGTTTGATGAACTACCTATCAGTATTAACTATCTAGCTAAGAAGTACGGAGGAGTCAAGTGAGCCTTACCTTTGAAGAAGTAAAAGAACGTCTAGCTAAGTTTGATGAAGTTATGATACTTGAAGTGCTAGAGCTTAACACACAGGATATACTAGATAGGTTTGAGGATAAAATACTAGATAACATAGAGCTGTTAGCAGAAGAGTTAGAGGTAACTAATGCGTCCCAGTAAAATACAGCGTTTTAAGCGTGGTTTAAAAGGAATGAAAGATATGAGCATAAACAAAGCAACACCAGCAGAGTGGGACAAAGCAAATAGAGATAGTTTAAAAGCTGAGGGTTTAGCTAGAATAGAGGAGTATTTAGACAGCGAAGAAGCCATACTGCCTGACCATTACGACCCAGTGAATCCACATCACTACAAGAGCGAAGGAGTAGAGTGTATAGACTACATTAAGCAACAGCTTAGTAGAGACGCTTATGTAGGGTATTTAGAAGGTAACGTGATTAAGTATATGCACAGGCATAAGTATAAGAACGGTTTAGAAGACTTACGCAAGGCTCAGTGGTATTTAGATAAACTAGCACAGGCTACAATAGAGGGAGGTAATCGATGAATACTATGTCTGAGTTAATTAGTAAATGCACTAACTGGAGTATAGAGAGAGGTATCTATTCTAACGGCCGTATAGAAACACAAGCACTAAAGCTAGTCAGTGAAGTGGGAGAGCTTGCTGATAACATAGCAAAGCACAGAGACATAGCAGATGACATTGGGGACTGTTTAGTAGTTCTTAACAACCTTGCTATGATGAGCGAGTACACACTAGAGCATTGCTTAGAGGTAGCTTATGATGACATTAAAGATCGTAAAGGATACCTTAACAAGGCAGGCGTATTTATTAAAGAAGGCGATAGGGAATTAATATGACTTTCAGAAACAGCTTTGGGGAGAGCATCTTCCGTCACAAGTATGCACTAAATGAAACACAGACGTGGGAGGAGAAGGCAGACGACATTGTTAAGGACGTTACTACAGGTATATTCAACGAGGAGGATGCAAAGGAACTGGGTGATGCAATTAAGTCATTCAAGTTCATGCCGGGCGGCAGATACATCTACTACGCAGGAAGACAAGCCGCCTTCTACAACAACTGCTATCTCTTAAAAGGCGAAGAGGACACACGAGAAGAGTGGGGAAGGCTCACACAACGCTCTAGCGACTGTTTAATGAGTGGAGGCGGTATTGGTATTGACTACAGTGTCTTTAGACCCGCAGGCGCTCCTCTGGGACGTACAGGAGGGACAGCTTCAGGGCCACTACCTCTTATGAATAGCATCAACGAGATAGGCAGGAATGTAATGCAAGGAGGTAGTCGTAGGTCAGCTATCTACGCTTCTCTAAACTGGCAGCATGGAGACGCGAAGGCTTTCTTAGCAGCTAAAGACTGGCACTCAATAGAAGTTACAGAAGGCGTTACAGTCTTTGATGCTAAGCAGCATAACTTTAACTTTCCTGCACCGTTAGACATGACTAACATCAGCCTTAACTATGATGACAAGTTCTTAGACGCAGTTAATAATGGCTTCTTACCTGAGACTTTTGTGCAGAATTGCCGTCAGGCTATGCAGACAGGAGAGCCGGGATTTAGCTTTAACTTTGGAGATAAAGAGAATGAAACACTCCGCAACGCATGTACAGAAGTTACTAGTGAGGACGATAGTGATGTTTGTAATCTTGGTAGTATTAACATTGGCGCTATCGACGACATTGATGAATTCAGATCAATCGTTAGAGTCGCGTCCATGTTCCTTGTTGCAGGAACCCTTGTGGCAGACCTACCCACCAAAAAGGTCTATGAAGTACGAGCTAAGAACAGAAGACTTGGCTTGGGTCTGATGGGCATACATGAGTTTCTACTGAAGAGAGGTAGTGGTTACGAGGTAACAGAAGAGCTGCATCGATGGTTAGAAGTGTACCGTGACGAGTCTGAGAAGGCTGCTAATATGTTGTGTGACGAGAGAGGCATCAATCACCCCGTTGCCTATCGCGCCATTGCACCAACAGGAACTATTGGCATCTTAGCAGGTACGACTACAGGTATAGAGCCATTGTTTGCAGTTGCTTATAAGAGACGCTACCTAGTTGGTGGTGACAAGTGGAAGTACGAGTATGTAGTAGACGCTACAGCTGCTGACCTTATAGAGACTCACGGACTCAATCCTAATGAGATTGAAACCTCGTCTTCAATGGTCGATGACTTTGAGCGTAGGCTGAAGTTCCAAGCTGACATTCAAGACTATGTTGACATGAGCATCTCTTCGACAATTAACCTACCGTCTTGGGGAAGTGAAGGCAACAACGAAAGCAGAGTTATGGAGTTTGCTAACATACTTGCTAAGTACGCACACAGGCTCAGAGGCTTTACCTGTTACCCTGATGGCGCTCGTGGTGGTCAGCCACTAACGACAGTGACCTACAAGGAGGCAATGAAGCATAAAGGAGTAGTGTACGAAGAGAACAGTGAGACAGCTTGTCAATCAGGAGTGTGTGGTATCTAAGACAATAAAAAGCCCTATAGAGTATCCCAACTCTATAGGGCTTTTTTGTGCCTGCCACTAGCACAATCCTAAGGTAGCCTCAAAGGATTCTTTACTTCTTTTTAGGCTTCTTCTTCTTAGCTTTCTTCTTAACGACCTTCTTCTTTGGTGGTCTGCCTTTAGTTGTACCGTAGGTTCCATCGCCGTATGGCATAGTGTAGTCTCCTTAGTTTATTGGGTTTTAGATTGAGAATCAAATGCGTCCTTCAGTGCTTTATACAATGCAGGGTCTTGAGCCTCTAAAGCAACTAGCTTACCTGCATTCTGCAATCCTGTGTAGATACGAGCCTTAGACAGCTGTCCTTGGTTCATAATGCTACGCTTAGTCTGTTCATTAAAGACTTTCTTGTCTTCTGCGTCAGGTGCGATAGCTGTAGCTGCAACAGGTCTATAGTTAACACCAGTTCTCTCTGCTAGTTTCTGTGCTGCGTTGTCTAATCGATTTGCTATCGCAGAACCCGCCTGCTGAAAACCTGTCTGACCTGCTAAGAAGCGTTGTGCAGCTTCAGTAGACAGCCCTTTAGCAACACCAGAGCCTGTAACAGCTAAGTTAAGACCTATATTCATTGCATCGTCTACAACCACAGAAGTAGGTGATACACTAGCAAGAATTGACGTTGCAAACAGCCGTTCAAAGATAGAGCCTGTCTTAGGTAGCGTTTCTTGGAAGAACCTTATACCCTTTTCTAGTTTAGCTATGTCGTCGTCAATAGTAGACATTGCTTGTGTGAAGCGTGTTTTTTCTTCAGCTAACAGATCAGACCTTTCTCTAGAGTCTTTAGCTGTCTTTTTTGATGCTTCAAAAGCTCTGTTTATTTCCAACTTACGCGCTTCATTCTCTGTCGTTAGTTGTCTTTTTTGTGTCTTTAGAAGTCCTTTTTCAGCCTGTACTTCCTGCAAAGTTTTTTGCTTTAGGTTGTCAGCGTCTTTGAGTGCGTTAGACTCTATAAGCTCTTTTCTCTGTGCTGCTAAGTTGTTAACGTCTTGTGCCTCTTTCTGCAGAGCGCCTTCTCCAACTGACGAGAAGTTAGTTCCTTGAGACTTGTTAGCAACAATCCAGTCGTCAGCAGTGAACGCTCCTTGAACTCCTTTGCTTCTTCCTGTGGCGTTAGAAACAGCGTCTTCTAGCGTGCTTTTTAATTGCCATAGTTGTCTATCTTGCATAAAAGAAGCAGCATCTTTTTTACTTAAACGAGACATAAGCATATCGTCAAAGAACTGCTGTATAGGTTTTGTTATTTGTCTTGTTGCTGTTTGATTTTCTGACAAGTTGTTTATAACAGTACCTATTTCGCTGCGAAGTTGTAAAAGGTCTTCGCCGGACATTACGCCGTTTTTGGCACGCTCTTTTAGCATCGACTCAATGTAGTCGTTAATAGTATTTGCTGTTGTTCTTCCGTTTGCTCCTGCTAAAGCTACTTTTGTGGCGTTGTTTTTTAGTATCGTTTCTACGCTCTTTTTAATAGCATCAAAATTCATTGGATACTTAGCGCCTTTTGCAGCTGAAAAACCAACAGAACTCCAAGAGTCTCTGACAGCTTTAAGAGCGTCTTGAGGAGACATTGCAGATATTTCGTCAGCTAACCCTTCTCTTGCGTTTGTTGGTAAAGCTTTAATAATAGCTCCTGTTCTAAAAGAAGACTCTACAGAGCTAACAGCAGCGTCAGCTTCTCTGGCAGCAGCGGCCTTTAAAGCGTTCACGTCTACAGATTGCTCTAGATCGTCTATTCTTTGTTGACTTACTGTGTCTAGCTCGTCTTTGGCTATTCTACCTTGTGCAGAAAGATCAGATTTTAAGTCTTCAGCCAACCGCTTTGCTTGTGCTTTTTGCTGCTCTTCGCTGCCTGCAGATATAGCTTTAGCCCTTGCTAGAGTTTTTTGTGCGTTTTCCTTTAGGTTAACACCTCTTTCTTTAAGTGTATCAAGAGAAGGTAGTCTATTTACCATTGCTCTGGCTTGCTGCTCTACTAAAGAACGTCCTCCATAGGCTTTTGCAACAACGTGTTGGTAGACAGGAGCTAAAGCGTGTTCTGTAAACATTAAGTTAACAAAATTAGCTCCTTTGCCTATCTGCTGAGCAACGTTACTCTGTAATGCTTTGTTAGTAGCATACCCTGCTAAAGAAAGCGTACCGCCAAACGTAGCTCCTATAGCGCCACTGACTAAAGCGTTCTGAGCTTTTTCTCCAAACGTGTCGCCTTCAGCGCCAATAACAGCCGACTCAGCGCCTACAAGACCCGCACCAAGAACAGGAGTGCGTGTTTGCGTAGCTATGTTGTAAGCGCGTGGACTAAATCCTGACAACTGTTGAGCAAGTTTTCCTGCTTCGTCAGCCTGTGCTGCGGTTGCTCCTATTGCGCTTCTACCACCAAGAGCAGTTCCTGTCTGTACAGCAGACTGCCTAGCAAGTTCTGCTTTGCGTAAGTTAGCTGCTTGTCCTAGTAACTGACCGCCTTTCATAGATACTGGCGACAAAATGCTACCTGCTATGTTTGCTGTAGTAGCTGCTACTGGTCTTTCTTCTAAGAACGCAGCAGAGTCAGCTTCGCTTCTAGCAAGCATCTCGTCTTTTATTTGGCCTACTGTTTTGTCTTCAGAGCCGTACATACCAAATAACTTGTAAGCAGCAGCGCCTATCCATGCGCCAACTTCCTCTCCTTTATTTAGCCACATACCGTCAGTAAAAGCTCTAGCTGCTTGTAAACTGTCGCTAGTGTCCCATGATCCTTCTTCTGCTTGTTGTATTAAAGACGATACTTCTTGGTTTGCTCCGTCTTCTAGCTCTGCCTCAAGAGCAGGACGATTGTCAGCAAACAACGAAGACATAACGTTAGAAACATTATTGTCTCCTGAAAACTCGTTATCTTCTGCTATTTCTTTTCCTGTAAATACACTTTTAGCCATTATTAAGTCCTTACTGCATTATCAGATCAATAGGTAGTTTACCATAATTGTCTTCAAAAATACTCAAAGACGCTTCTATATTAGCTATGTCTTGTTCGGTAGGGTTTTGTAAAGCCTGAACCGCTGTGACTTTTTCTTTAAGAAGTTTAGAAGCTGACACATACTTTCTAAACTCAGCGTCAAAACCAACAGTTGTTGGAGGCAAACCCTGATCTGCTTGTGTGTTTATGTACATCCCAAGAAGGTCGTTATACTCTTGGTTTAAGTTGTTGATTCTTTTTGTAGCTTGTAAGTAATCATAAACTTCTTGTATAGTAGCGTCTTCAGCAGGAAAACCTGCGCTAAAAATAGCAATGTCTCTGTCTGAAGCTGTGCCTTTAGGAAGAGAGTTTACAATTTCTGTGTTTCTTTCTCTAATATACGCAGTTCTTAAAAATTCTATTTCGTCTCTTTCGCCTAGCGCTTTTAACGTCCCGCTTCTTACTGTAGTAAAGACACCACCTGTTGTGTAATTAAGCAAGTTTTCTTCTTCTATTGTCTTTAGTAAGTCATCAATTCTCATGTTAGATGCAAAAGCACTACGAGACATTTCAGCAGAATCTGTATAAGCGTCTTCTACTTTGTTAGATACCTTAGCTCTTTCTGTTTTTTCAGGAATAACAGAATTAAGCTGAGTCATTGTTGTAATTTCTCCTGCTTGTATTGCCGCTATTACAGCAGTAAGTTTTGGATCAGTAGCATCAAAAGACAATCGAGCAATAGCTTCTAAACCGCTTGCTTTTCTGTCTGCAGGAGTAGAGACAATACTTGTCCAGTTACCGTCAGCGTCTTTAACAATAGCGTTGTTACCAAAGATCAATGGAGAAGGATTTGTTACTTTTAACAAGTCAGCCTGTTTGCCATCAAAAGCACCGCTGTTAATAAGTGCTTTATAGTTAGTTTGTTCTGCCTCGCTAAGAACGGTAGAGTTATCAACCAAAGTTGCGTTAGCTTCTCTTTGTTGTCCTACTTCTTCTCTAGCAGTTACTATAGACGTTAATTCTTCTACTTCATTTGCTCTTCCTAAAGCAAAAGCTACATCCTGTTGCTGTTGTTCTACTAAAGTACGAGCATCTTTGTCTTCTTGTGCTTTAACTTGTGCCGCTTGTGTACGAAGCTGTGCTGCCTTTATTGGGTCAATAGACTGATAAATGTTAGCAGCTTTAATCAAACCTTCACGACTAGACAAGTCTACGTTAGCATTCTTTAGCTGCTCCATAGTCTTCTGTGCTTCAGTACGTGTGTCAATACCCAGCAAACCCTTACCAGCTGCCGCCATTGCACGACCACGCTGTGGAGCTAAGTAAGCAGCCATACCGCCTAGTTCACCAACTAAAGAGGCTTGATTAGCTGCATCGTTCTGTTGTAGTGTGCGTTCTTCTAGCTGACGTTGTGGGTCAGGTAATTGATCAGCAAATAGTGATGAAATGTCTATAAGCATGTTTATATTTCCTTTTAAACTTTATAACCGAGAGCGGCCATCGCTGCTTGTTGAGCGGCAGTTCCTGCTGCATTTGATGAACTTGTTCCTCCACCGCCTCCAAACAAACCTCCAAACAAACCACCACTTCCGAACAGGTCTTCAATCAAGCCAGTAGACCCTGCCTGTCCAGTAACAGAGTTAGCTTGCTGACCACCGAGCAAGTTAGAAATAGCTTGTATCTGTTGTTGGCGTAAGTTAGCTGCTGCTGTTTCTGC